TCTAAGATAGCTTCTATTGATTTATTACCTTCTTTATCCATTTTGTTTACTCTGTAGTCTCTGTTTCTCTTCTTCGAGGTAATTTATTAACATACTGACATAGATTTCTTTTTCAAATGGAATCATATTTTCTACCTCAGCCAACGAATACTTATGATATTGCATTAATGCAAAGTTCATCTTATAGTAATTAGATAAACTTTCGTGGCTAAGGCACATTAAAAAAAAGCAGATAACCCACTTAGTGTTGTATGATTTTCCGTATTACAAATTGGACAAATAAAATCTATATCTTGTTTAATTTTTGGCATAGTTTCAAAAAACTTTTGAATCTTTGAAAACTGTGCAGAATTTAAGTCATTTAAGAAAGTTTCTAATTCTTGTCTTGGAGTTTCTTTTGCATAATATATTTCTTGATCATCAAAAATATAATCAATACATTCAATAATAACCCCAAATATATCATCATAATTTCCTTGAGTTAAAGCATCTAACTTTTTAATAACATCGATGCTAGGATACTTTAATACTATACCAACATTATCAAATAAAGGTATTTTATTGGTATGTTCTGGATCTTTGAAAACTTGAATCTTGCTTAAATCAAAGGTCAGTTTTACTTTTGCCTTTTCATCATCACAATGACCACATTTGAATATCAATTCAACTTCTTCGCCTACTGACCTTGCTCTTATCTGAGTAAAGATATATTCGAGGTCAAATACTGCTAATGAAGATACATCAATTTTATCTACTATACAATCTTTTATAACACTTTGAAGAGTATTAATCATTACCGTAGCATCTTCACTTTGTTGAGCCAACAATAATGCTTTTTCTTCCTTTACAAGAAAGGGTCTAAACTTTACATTCTTGTTATTAGAAGGAATTGTCAAATTATAAATTGGTGTACTATTTTTAGGTAATGCCATTATTATTTCTCGCTGTTCATATTATTTAAAAATTTCGATAAATCATTTGTAGATCCTACAAAGATTGCATTATTTGTCGTAACATTCCCTGTTTGTTCTTTCTTATTTGGAGTATCCAACTTTTGTTTCTGCTGATGTATATCAAGCAACTGTTGGTTCATATCTGCCAATTGTTTTATTAAATTACCAGTTACTTCGTATGCTCTAGGGTTTTCAGATTGTTTGGCAACTTCCAGCATATCAAGCAATGCTTCCTTTCCAGTATCGAGTAAATCATATAGATTATCTCTTACGTTCTGATAGTCATTGTCTATAACCTTTTCTGGATTATTAGAAACAATAGGAGCAGGTTTAATCTCCTTTACTTCTTTATAATTTATAGGTTCAAGGTCAAATATATTGTCTAAATTATCATCAATTTTCATAATATTATTTCATTACCATCCTATTTGATTTATTTTAACACCTGTGTTGCCACTTGCAGCTATCTCCATATTTGCTATTTGTAAAGCATCATATTGTATAGTTAGTGGATTAGTTTTTCCTGTAAATACACCTGATGTTTCTGCTTTAGCATTGTTATTTATATTACTATTCAAATAAACAGGATGTAAATATTCATTATTTAATGGTCTAGGTTTCCAATACTTATAAACTAAAGTAATTGGCAACTTCATTACATCTTTTGATGCATAATCTAATTGAATAGCACCAATTGTTTTGGGATAACATTCATATAAGACATATGAATATTTAATATTATTTTCTAAGTCTTCAATATTAACCTGTAAATCAACTGTAAATTTATTATAATAATTGAATGTTCTATCATGCGGGTTTTGTATTTTAAACAACCAATCATCAAAATATGTTTTAACTTTCATATCATTATCAACATAAAACGATACTGATATTGGATCAAATAATCTTCCATATGGCATTTCCCGAGTTTCGCCATAAGTATTACTAGGTGTAGTGTTTATATTGTATCCAGGCAATTGAATTTGATCGCAATACATTCCAATAAGATTGTCTAATACATTAGGAGCAAATGTGGGAAAAATAACAGAATATCTTGCGGTTCGCATTAACCCATTTGTTTTAATTTTTGATATAAAATCTTGTAACTTTGCCATTACATGTACCCTGCCTTTTTCATTGAATCCTTCCAAACTTGTGAACTATTAGCACCATTAAATTGTTGAGTTGGTAACATCATAGCGGTTGCCCAATCTTCCCTTTCTATTTCCCTAAACTGAGAAACAACATGACCATTAAGATACATGTGTACACACGGTTCAAGTAATTTTAATCTTGATGAGTTTGTTATTAATTCCCAAGATAATTGTAACTTAACCCGTTTTGTATACTTCTTACTACCATCTATTTCGGTTAATCTATCAAGTAACTTTATTCTGAAAGGTACAGGAAGATAATGCATATTTAAACCAAGAAATCCACCTTTAACCATACTGAACGGAAACACCATAGGAAATGTATCCCAATACGGTAATGTTGCTTTGTGTTTAGGATTATAAGCAAACATATATAATTTTCCAGGAATAACTTTACCTGGATGTATTCCACTAGGATTATTAATTACACGTTTGGCAGTAAATCCTTGTTTACTCAATAATAGTGCTTGTTGTGTATACCAAGAATATGATTTTTGTGTAATTTCAGGTAACTTATACTTGTTAAGTGAAAATACATCATAGTATGATGCGGCTGGTTTTTTCTCTGCCATTATTTAATTCCTAATTCGGTTTCTGATAATATAATAAATTCATATCCTCTATCTTTAGCATATTGAGTAGCAGCTTCCCATTTAGATTGATTTTTAATATAAGTCATGCTTTCATTTATATATCGTTTAGTTTGTTTGCCTTTATAAACAGGAGGAAATCTTTCTTTGCTTGGTTTAATTTCTACCAAATATGTTTTTAGAAATCCATCTTTATTTTTTACTTTAATTTGAAAATCAATATAGTATCTATGAATTTTGTTATCAGTGCCGCACCTATAAGGTATTATAGTTTCTTCAGATGACCATTGTATGATATTACTGTTTGTATCACACCATATCATAAATCGCTGTTCCCAAGAACTCCTATAAAAAACTTGAGTAAGGTCGCCAGTATATTTTTCAGGTTTTTTCACAAGGTATTTTCCTTGTTTATACTTAGCCATTTTATTATAAATAAATAGTATTAATATATGTATTTATTAAAGGATATAAAATGTCAGAAGATTTATTTAGCACAGGAAACAATAAGTATGGTATAAGCCAACTAATGTATCCTAATGATCTATTAGATCCCATCTATGGTGGGAATATGGCAGTGTTTTTTATAAATATATCTTCAGAATCTAAATTCCTTTCTAAGGTTATGGGCAATTACGATATGTCTACATTAGACGTACCACGTATACGAGGATTGACAATAGGTAGGAAGGTAAGTGCTTTAAATGCTGCTGCCTCAGGAGTTGCTGCGGCAATACTACCAGCACTTGTTGTTGGTAGTGCAGGAGGATTTGGATCTGTTGTAAGTGCTGGAGGTGCAATTGGAACTGCTGCGTTATGGGCAGGTGGAGAAATTGCAGGAACAACTACTAGAGAACAAAAAAGATTAAACTCGGCTATTGCTTTACATATGCCTAATGGTTTGTCTATACGATATACAGCAAACTGGGAAACTGAAGATATGGCAACTGCCGAAATGGCATCTCAGTTAGGCGAAAGTGGTATGGCTGCTATGAAATCTCTTTCTGAAGTTAATACTTCTACTATGATAGATAGTATGCAAAAATCTACAAATGACCCAAGTGGATCTATAAAGAAAATAGTTAATTCTGCGGTTGGGGCTGGAGCAGCCAACCAAGCAATGACTAATGTTCCAGGAGGTGCTTATATGTCTGCTAGAACAGGATTGGCTCCAAATCCTAGAAAAGAAATGGTGTTCAAAGGGGTTGATTTTAGAACGTTTTCTTTTGAATACAAATTTTTTCCTAGAAGCGACGACGAAGCAAAAAATGTTGAACGAATTATCAACACCTTTAAATTCCATATGCACCCAGAGTTTAAAGATAAAGATAGTTATCTATATGTATATCCATCAGAGTTTGATATTTCATATTATACTTCAGTAAATGGAATACAAGGGATAAATACACATGTTCATAAACATACATCATGTGTTTTAATTGAAATGTCGGTATCATACGGCTCTCAAGGAAATTTTACCGTTTTTGCTAATGGTATGCCTACAGAAATAAATATTACATTAACATTTAAAGAACTTATGGTTCCAACAAAAGAAACAATTAAAGATCCTACTGGATCTGACAGAGGACTATAATTATGTATTTTAGTAACTTCGACGATTTCATATATGAGTTTAATATTAATGGTAAAGATGTTGCCATTTTAATGAAAGATATTACGAAGAATATTAGATTTAGAAGAGATGTATTTGCTAATATAACTGTATTTGATGAATATGATATCCAAGGCGATGAAACGCCAGAACATATTGCTGAAAAAATATATGGAAATGCGCAATATCATTGGGTAGTTATGTTAGCTAATGAAAGGTATGATTATAAATCCGACTTTCCTCTATCTCAATATTCATTAGAAAAATATATAAGTGATAATTATGCTAATCCTTATGGTACGCATCATTATGTAAATAGTAAAGGGTTTGTGGTAGATTCAGATGCTGTTGGTGCTTATCCAGTATCAAATTCTGATTATGAGTATACGTTAAATGAATCTAAAAGACGTATTAAAATAATACCACAAGTTTATATTAATAAAATTATAAACGAATTTGATAATATACTATAATGCAATCTTCTCAAAGAATCGTTAAAGCTGGAGATGTCAATATTGACATCATTCAAATTACTACAGCACAAGGGTTTTATCAAAATATTACTGATCAAGTAATAGGGTTACAGTTATTTGAAGATTTATTTTCTCCATTTTTAACAGGAACGTTAGAAATAGTCGATACATTAGATTTAATGAATGTATTTCCATTTAATGGAGAAGAATATCTTGAAATGAAGATATTAACTCCTACTATGGAAACAGGTAATATTGATGGAAAATTTTATATTTATAAAATGACAAACCGAGTAATGACTGGAGATAAGTCAACAGTATATACATTACAGTTTATATCAGTAGAGGCATTAACTGATCTTAATACAAAAATTAGCAAGACCTTTACAGGTAAGTGTTCTGATATAGCTCAAAGGTTAATTACAGATAAAACTCATGGATTAAATGTAACAAAAAAATATGTTATAGAAGAAACAAAAAATTCCACAAAATATATTTCAAATTTCTGGTCACCTGTTAAAAATTTAAATAATATAGTAGAAACTGCTATCAATTTGAATAATCAAAGTTCTTATGTGTTTTATGAGAATAGATATGGTTTCAATTTTGTGTCATTAGAAACATTATATTCAGCACCAATATTTCAAGAATTTGTATATGATACTTACATTAGAGATAAATCTAATAATAACGATTTACAAACTATTAGAAATGTAACAGAAGATTATAAGAGAATACGCGAAATTAATATACCTACAGCATACGATTATATTGAACGAGTTCAAAGTGGTATGTATGGTTCTAGAATGTATACCCATGACCTCACTTCTAAATTATATGAAAATAAAACATATAATATGTTAGATAAGTTTGCTGATCAGAAACATCTTAACAAATATTCTTTAGCATCTAATAAAGCAGTATATTCATATAATGCTATGATGATAAAGGTGCCTAAATATTATAATAATTTTGCCGATTTTGGTGATTCAACTAATGCAAATTCTATTCAAAATAGAATGTCCTTAATGGCTCAAATTAATGGAAACAAAATCGAGGTTATCGTACCTGGACGTTTAGATTATACTGTAGGATTAAGAGTTAATTTAACACTATATAAAATTGAACCTAGTAATAAGTCAGATACAAAAATTAAAGATGAAATGTTATCTGGTTCATATCTTATATCTGCTATTAATCACTACATCAATAAAAATATGCATCAATGTACTTTTGAGTTAATAAAAGAAAGTTTGTTGGTTGATTTGGATAGGAAAAAATAATGTTTTATACAGGCGTTTGTGAAAATAGATTAGATCCATTAAAACTAGGAAGATGTCAAGTACGGATACTTGGATTACACACAGAAAATAAGATAGATTTACCAACTTCAGATTTACCTTGGGCATATCCTATGATGCCTATTAATTCTGCTTCTATATCAGGGCTTGGTTGGTCGCCCACAGGAGTAGTTCCAGGGTCTTGGGTAGTAGTTGTATTTTTAGATGAAGATCAACAACAACCTATTATGATAGGAACTATTGGAGGTATTCCTCAAACTAAAACTGCATCAGCAATGGGCGCTTCTATGGGTGATATAGTTACTACTGATGATACTGGAGAATTAACTACTTCTTCTGGTAATGTTATTACCGACTTGGTGGATAATATTGCTCAAGGAGAACCAACCGGGGTATTACAAGATACATCCAGTAAATATCATATCAATTCTGTTACTACTGAATTGTCTACGGGTAATCTTATTACATATAATATAATTAGTAATGAAAATGATGTAACAATAAGTACTGCAACATATGATGAAGCTACTAGTTTATATCAAGTTACATTGTTAAATCCTGAATCATATGAAGAATCGCAATATTTGCCTTTCAAAGGTTCTACAAAACCTTTCTCAACAACCGAAGAAATATTAAAATATTTCGATAAAAACTTTTAGGATATATTATGGCCGATCCAATAGAAAGCATACCAATACCATCAACACCACCTTCTGGTTCTGGAGCAACACAGGGATCTGTTGCGGGTATTGCTGCAATAATTGCCGCATGTGATACATATGGTTTCAAATCAAAATATGCTAAGTGTGCCTTTCTTGCTATAGCAGGAACCGAAAGTAAATGGATGCATACCGCAGATGAAGATCATAGATATTCTCCTAAAACTTTGTTGAGTGGCATGTTTAAAGGTGTAACTCAAGAAGAGGCAGATAAATGGGGTAATCCGCATAAAAAAGGTATTTCCAAACCTGAATTCTTTGGTTGGTTATATGGTACAAATAAAGGATTTTCACCTGCAGAAGGTCAATATTATGGCAGAGGGTTTATACAATTAACTTTTATGGCTGCATATAAAGCAGTGGGTTCTGCTTTAAATACTGACTTAGTTACAACACCAAGTTTAGTACAACAATCACCTGAATTTGGGGCTAGATGTGTAGTAGAGTTTTTTAAGTGGAAAATGCCTAAAACTTGGGAATCTGAACAATGGAACCCAGGATTTTTTCAACAATGTTTAAGAGCAGTTGGTGGCAATAAAAAGGCATGGGCAGAAAAAACGGCATATTATGAGTATTTCTTAGGCGGCAAGGCAGCACCTGCGCCAACTAACAAAGATGCCTCTACTACTGGTATAGATAAAACTGCAGCGGAAATAGATGCACTATCTGCATCTAAAAGAGAAGCATATCTTGAGGATAGATCGGCAAACTTTACAACACAAGGGTTTTGTGATCCTGAAGGAAAGTATCCACTTCGAGACTTCATGAATGAACCAGATACTAATAGATTGGCAAGAGGTACTATTGAAGGTACTCATGTTAAATTTAAGGATGCAACTAGAGTAAAGAATATACCTGTTGCTAATACTGATGGTACTTATGATCAACCGGAATCTGCATATAATACAATTTATCCATTCAATAAAGTATTTGAATCCGAATCTGGGCATGTTTTAGAATTTGATGACAGTCCTGAAGGAGAACGAGTTAATTTATATCATAAAAAGGGCACATTCATTGAAATAGATCCTAATGGTTCACAAATAAACTATATTGTTGGCGATGGTTATTATATAACTGAAAATAATGGAAACATATTCATTAATGGAACTTGTAACTTAACTGTTTCTGGACCAATGAATATATTATGTCAAGGTGATACAAATCTTGAAGTATGTGGGCAAGTTGATGCCGTATTCCATAATAATGTTAATATGGGTGTTGCAAAAGATTTAAATGTTGCAGTCGGTGGAGACTATAACCTATTAGTTGAAGGCAATTATAATGTAGAAGTAGGCAAAACATCTAATACTAGATCTATTGGTACAATGTCTATTGAATCTACCGATGCTTTGAAACTTAAAACTTCAAAGACTATGAGCATGGAAGGTGGTGACACTGCTTCAACTGCCGAAACATTGATGAAAATGTCAAGTAGTTTTAGACTAGAAACTCCGGCAGATTTCCAAATTAAAGCAAAAACTTTTACTTTAGATATAGAAGATTCAACAGAAATAAAAACTGGAACATTTAAAACTCAAACATTAACTGGGAATTTAGAATTACAAGGATTTAAAACTGCAGTTTTAAATGCTCCAAATATTATTTCTATGACTTCTACTAAAATTGATTTAAATGGGGCAAATATACCTATATCAAATATTGAACCTTTACAATTATTGGGCGCACCAAAAGTTCCTGTTGACTTTAAAGGTGATGCTATTACAGGTAGAAAAGAAGAGCAAGTATTGGTTGACACCATATTAACTCCTGCAGGTACATATAATCCAAATACCTTAAATAAGACAGTTATTGATAATGTTCTAAATAATATTAGTATTGCTAATGCACCTGATGTATATGATACTAAATGGAATGGTCCAGTTGAAAGAAAGACTAGTCTTTCTGCAGCAGGTGCTTCAGGTGGTGGTGCATTGGTTGTACCTTCGGCTGATTCTTCACATATGGTTGGTGCACCAAATCTTGTACCTCCATCAAGACACACTGATGGAATATACAAATTTGAAACTGAAGATGATTGGAATTCAGCCCAAGGTCAAAAAGTTAAAAATGCTTTGACTACCACAAGTGATTATGAACATAATGGCAATGAAGCTGGAGTTGCAGATGATTCATCTCCTGCTACTGGAGGAACTGGAGCAGGTACTCAAATTTCGCCAGAAAAACTTGCTGAAATTAATAATATAACCGATTTCCCATATAGTTATAAATTAAGTGATAACTTTACGTTGGGTATGTTAACAAGTGCTCAAGGCAAAGTATTAAAAAGCACTAAATTACCTGATGGTGCATATTCTAAACAGCAATTGGTTGCTAATCTTTCTGCGTTATGTACAAATATATTGGAAAAAGTTAGAGCAGAACTTGGACCTTGCAAACAACAAGATCCAAAAGGTATATGGAATATCAATTCTGGTTTAAGAAATGAAACTGGAGGTTCTTTCCATAATAAAGGCGAAGCATGTGATATTCAATTAGTAACCAGAGATATAACAGAACATTATAATCTAGCAATTAAATTAGAAAAGATATTGCCATATAATCAGGTTATATTAGAGTATAGAAATAGAGGTGCTAGTGTATGGATTCATTTATCTTATTCTATGAAAGGAAGTATGAAACTTTGTACAACTTATATTGATGATGCTAACGTAAATGCATCTGGTAAACCTGCCTCTGGTTCAAATGGTTTACATACCTTTTATGTATAGGTGATATATGCCAGCAGTAGCAAGAAAATCTGGAACTGATTCTGTAAGTACAGGACATTTATGCGATGCAACAACAGTTACCTCGGCAGGTTCATCTTCGGTGTTTGTAGATGGAATTGGAGCTTGTAGAAAGGGCGATGCAATTCAAATACATACTACAAAGGTAGGTAATTCTTGTGTGCCGCATTCTGCTAATATAAATGCTGGTTCATCTTCAGTGTTTGTAGATGGAATTGCTATTGCTAGATTGGGTGATTCAGCAGATTCAGGAGCTATTACTTCTGGATCAGGCACAGTATTTGCAGGTGGATAATTATGGAAACACATGACAATAAATTTTACTATAAACCTGTTCCAGATGAAAGAACATATGAAAATGCTATGCAAAAAGCATCGTTTCTAACTGATAATGGATATGTTAGACTTACAACTGGTTTCACCTTTGAAACATTATTAGAACAGTTAATAGACCAAGAATTAAATAAAATTAGGGAATAAAAATGGCAAATGTAAAAATAACAGATCTAACAGCAGTTGTATCTATAACTCCTGCATCAGATGTAGTTCCTTTAGTATCAGGCGGTTCGACAAAGAAAGCAACGCCAACTCAAATTGTAAATTCTGTTTTAAATGCGGCAACTTCTGTTGGTGTTGGAACAACTACTCCTTTTGTAAAATTGAACGCAGTTGATACGTCGGTTGCCGCTGTAACAGCTTTGGCTATTAATAATTCAAATACTGGATTAGCTGTAAATGAAGCGGTTGACATTGATTTTGGTCTAGGTTCTTTAGTAGCAGCATCACATGGTAAAATTCGTATAGGCAATAGCACTGTAACTACAGGTGCAAATAGTTATATGTCTCTTTATACTAGAACTTCTAGTTCTTTAACAGAAAAAATGAGGATAGACTCCTCCGGCAACGTGGGGATTGGGACGAGTAGTCCTAGTGTTACATTACATATAACAGGGGCTGGTAGACAATATATTCAACATGCAACCCAGCCAATAATTTTTTTAGGTGCGACTCTCGCAGATTACAACTGTATTTATTATGATCCAGTAGCTAAAATAGGTTATGTATCTGCTGAGGGAGCAGGAACGCAATTAGTGTTAAGAACGCAAGCTACTGAACGCATGCGCATTGACTCCTCAGGCAACGTTGGGATTGGGACGAGTAGTCCTTTTGTA